TCTGCTGCAACTGTAAAAATAATACTTCTGGAAAATACAACAACATCCTCGCAGTATTCCTGTTTGAACTCTTCCATTTCCTGTTTTAAAGCTTTCATTCTTTGTTTTGAAGCTTCCATTCTTTGTTTTGAAGCTTCCATTTTTTTTTCCATTTCTTCCATTCTTTCTTCCAGTGTATAATTATTTATTATTAAATAAAATAATTATATTTAATGGGTCTATTTTTTTTAAAATCTTCTTGTTCTTTCATATATACTATTATATGTTCTTTTAACTTGTGTAGCACTTTATATTTAATAAGGGTAATTAATAGTAAATTATCTGGATTACTAGGATTTTACTTAAAATCAAACCAAGAATTTAAGTAAACGTTAAAAACTGTATTATAACGATTGATTTTTGTACGTACTTAAAAATAAAATTTAATTATTTACAAGTAGTAGTAGTAGTAATGGCAGAGGTTGATGAAATAATTGCTGAAGGAATGGAATTTTCAAAAGGTCAAAAAGCTGAATGTATAAAATACTGTGAAACCAAAAATTTGGCATTTTTTCAACGTGATCTTAATAGTTCTTCTTCAAAAATTTTTATAGCAGATACGTATGAAAATATATGGAATAAAATAAAGGGACGCGGTGCATCAAAGTCTCATTACTACGAATCATGGAGTGCTAATCAACAAGTTAAATTATATATAGATTATGATAAACGAATAGAAATAGTTGATGAAACAGATGTAAAACGTAGACTTCAGACATTAAATGAAAATGATGCTATAAAACATAAAACTGATATATTAAATATTGTAAATTGTATTAGACAATGTTTACCAGAGATAAAGGGAGTATATATATTAAAGTCTTATCCTGATACAGAAAAAAGAAGTTATCACATTATTTTTGACGGTATCCATTTTCCAAAGGCGAAAAGTGTACAATTGTATTTGGAGGAACAAATTAAGCCAAAATTTAGAGAGTTATTTGATAAAAAAATTATAGATACAAAAGTATATGCACCAATATGTTTTAGGACTTTATTATCAACAAAATGTGGTCAAAATAGACCACTTTATTTATTAGACACTGCAAGTTTTTTGAATGAACTACAAGAAAATCCCGTAGCTCCAGAAGATACAACATATCAGATGTTTTTAAAAACGTGTATAACAAAGATTGAAGGTGATAGTATACTTTTCAACTACAAATCTGAAAAGAAAAAGGATAATTCAAAAAAGGTTCATTTGATGAACAATGACGAGGACATTTATTCAGATAAAGAGATAGTTAGAAAATATCTTGATATTTTGGATCCTGAGAGATGGTCTGATAGGAGTAAGTGGTTGAATATTGGTTATGTATTGTCATCTATAAATAGAGAATACATTGATTTGTGGCATTATTTTTCAGCAAAGTGGGAAAATTATGATGAAAAGGAAGCAAATATTGCATGGGATTCATTTCAAAATAGTGAGTATATTTATACTATAAATAATTTGATTCATCTTTCTAGAATAGATAATCCAGAAGAATTTAATGAATTATGTAAAGAAATTCCTAATCACGATATAAAGTATCTACGACCATTTGACAATGTATTGAGTAAGTTGATACATAGATTATATGGTGAAAATTTTGTATGTAGTTCACCTGAAAAGAATGAATGGTATTATTTTAATGGTATTCGTTGGAAAAAGGAAAATAAAAGTTACAACTTGCGAGTTCTTATAATTAATGAAGTGTTTACAAAAATAGAAAAATATAGACGGCAATTAATACGGGAAGGTGCAAGTGAAGAAATTATAAAAAATTATCACAACATTCTTCAAAAATTGGGGAGTGGTATTAAATTAAATTGTTTGGAACTTGAATTTTATAATTCTAATTTTAACAAAATTATTGACCAAGACAAAGATTTAATAGGTTTTGAAAATGGTATATATGACTTGAAAGAAATGGAATTCAGAAAGGGAAGAAGTTCTGACTATATATCTTTATCAACTGGTTATGAATATATTGATTATGCTTCTGATCATCCTTTGTATAAAGAATTGATGGATTTAATTTGTAAAATTCTTCCAGAAGAATCAGTAAGAGATTTTACATTACGATCATTAGCTTCTTGTTTAGATGGTCATACTAGAGACGAGAGTTTTTATATATGGTCTGGTAAAAACAATACAGGTGGTAATGGTAAATCTACAATTATGGATTTACATTTAAAAGCACTTGGAGAGTATGCATCTATTAGTCCTGTTTCACTTGTAACAGGTAAAAGAGAATCAGCTAATAGTGCAAATAGTGCTTTAGCAAGTATTCAACACAAACGTTGTGTTATTATGCAAGAACCAGGGTCAAATGATCAAATTCAAGCTGATGTAATGAAAGCATTGACAGGTGGTGATAGAATATCCACTCGTGAATTGAATAGTTCACAAATAGAATTCAAACCTTGTGCAAAATTTTTTATGGCGTGTAATAAAATACCCAGTATGAGTGATTTGGATGGTGGTGTAATAAGACGTTTAAAAATAACAGAGTTCATTTCACGATTTGTAGATGAACCAGATCCTGAAAACATTAAAAATGGAATTCACGAATTCAAAATAGACAAAGGTCTTAAATCAAAATTAGAAAATTACCAATGTGTATTTATGTGTATTTTATTAGATTATTATCGTTTGTATAAAGAACATAGTTTAATCCCTCCATTACCAGTATTACAAGTTACAAAGAAATACGAAAATGATAATAACATTATTAAACAATTTATAGATGAAAATATTGTAATAGGTGAACGGGGAGATTTTATTACAAAAGATCAACTAAAGGAAATTTATAAAACTGATTTTACAATACGAAATACATTTGGTAAATTTACAGTATTTATTAAACAACTTGAAAATGGTCTATGTACAGAATTCCGTTTAGACAAAAAAAATGTTGCAAAAATAACTGGTTGGAGAATAAAAGTTCTAGAAATAGAAGATGATGACAATTCAGATTTAGAATAAAAAATAAAAATATTTATATTCTTTTTATTTTACACATTCCGTTTATTTTATTTATTCTGTATATAATAAACGCAATAATGAGTTTAAACACAAAAATCAATTGGGATTACGAATTTTATTTTTATACAAATGATATAACAGACATTGATAAATTCAATGCAATTTACAATATGTGTACTTTAGAAGATCTATCTGGGAACAGACGGGCATTGGTTTATGACAAATGTTTAGAAATTTTAAAAATTCTATCAATGACATCGGGGATTCGTATATGTTCATCATTTGTTAATTATAATAATAAACGATACAAAGTGACTCTTCAGAGGACTACCACACCCTAGTTACGCTACAATGTTACAATTTTATTTATACAATTTTATAAATAAATGTTTTTATATATGTTTTTATATATGTTTTTATATATGTTTTTATATATGTTTTTATATATGTTTTTATATATGTTTTTATATATGTTTTTATATATGTTTTTATATATAAGGATTTTTTAAGATTTGATTTGCATAATTATCATCAGAATCAAAATCTAATTTATTTGTTATCATCGAATAACTTATGTTATTTCTTAAATACGTACTAGAATTATTTAGATCAACACCATATTTTTGTTGATATATATCGTTATTTTGATCATCATTATTTTGATCATCATTATTTTGATCATCGTTATTTTGATCATCATTATTTTGATCATCGTTATTTTCATCGTTATTTTCATTGTTATTTTGATTTTCATTGTCTTGATCATCTTTATTTTGATCATCATTGTCTTGATCATCTTTATTTTGTAAATCTATAACTTCAGATTCACTATTAACTGTATAAAAATCATTATTATCCAAAAAACTTCCTACACGAAATACATGTTTATCTGTACTCTCTACATCTTTGTATTTTTTATGTTTTTTATTTTTTTTATTTTTAGAATTATCATATTCTTCTTCTTGGATTGTTGCAATTCTTTTATAAAAAGACGAACTCGTAGTTGAATTTTTTTTAGTAAATTTTGGATAACAATCTTTTTTAATAACTAAATTTGCATTTGTATTTGTATTTGCATTTGCATTTGTATTTGTATTTGTATTTGTATTTGTATTTGCGTTATTTTGAAGACGTTTTATAAAACTAGAATCTAATAATAAATTACTATCTTGAATACCATATGTATTATTAATTAAAAGTGATTGTGATTGTATATCTTCATTTGTTTCATTTTTTTCAGTTGTTTTTTTTTCATAATGTGATTGGTTAAAATTTTTAAAATAATCATTATTTAAAAAACTATCTTTTGGATTCGCACTGTTTAATTCTATAGATTGAAATAATCTATCGTCGCTTTTAGCTTGTTGACTTGTACCAGTTTTATATTTTACATCAAATAAACTAGAATTTTCCATAGAATACTGTAAATTGCTATGTTGTTCGACATAATCATTAAAATCTATAGAGCTATTATTCGCACATAAGTCATTTAATTGTTTATCAAACAATTCTTTTTCGGATTGTCTTGAATAGTTATTAAAGTTATTAGAAGAATATGATGTTTCAGTAAGATTAATGGGGTTATTATGATCTTGTCTTACAGAGGAAAGATTTCTTCTCTTTCCAAAAAATTTAAAGTAATAATAATCGTACCTTTTAGTAAAATAATCTTTACACTTTTGTAATAATGTTTTATGTTTTAAATTTTGATCAGGTAATAGTATATCGTGATCTTGTGCTTCTATATCATCACTTGGAAAATATACATAACCTCGTCTTTTGCGTATATAAATACGTATTTGGTCATAAACAAAATAAACACCCTTGAATAATTTACCACAAAAACGTACGAAATTATAAATATAACTAAAGAAAGAAGTAAATCTATACAATACAAAAAGTATGGTAAAAATATACCATATGGTATTAACAATGGTATTAAACAAATATAAATCTATCATTTCTATCTATTATTAAAAATTTAATCTGTTTCAAACGTTATATATATGATTTAATAAAAAAGCGAATTTAAAAACTAAATTTAATTTATTTAATAAGAATAACGATATTGATGTTATGTTACCTCAAAAATCACAATACCGAGACTGTTTAAAAGAAAATACTAATGATAAAAAAAATAATAAATATACAAGTAATAATAGTAAGGATTTTATAAATGAAATCGTTGAAAGTGTTGTAAAAAAAGTTGTTATACAAGACGATGAAGTATTATCAACATCACCTGAGTCTGATCATTTTGTTTTATTGAATGACCAAGAAGTATTGACATACAATCCAAGAAAAAAATCCCCAAACAAATCAAAATATAGAAATATATATTGTGTTAACTGTGGAGAAAAGGGTCATGTTGTAAAGGATTGTAACGGACCTATTACTAGTTTTGGGATTATAGCTTTTAAAGTAGTTAAAAGTGATACCAATCAGATACATGATAAGAATAGTACATTAGTGAATATACTATCAAGTGTTAAACAAATAAATACAATAAATACTTATCCAAAAACTAAATTTTTAATGATTCAAAGAAAAGACACAATGGGCTTTACTGATTTTGTCAGAGGAAAATATCCAGATGATCTATTAGAATCAAAAAAAATACTTCCTATTTTCTTGAATGAAATGACAAAACAAGAAAAACAATCTTTACTAACAAAATCTTTTGATGAAATATGGAGAACATTATGGGTAAATCACGATAGTAAATGTTTTAAAAATGAATATGAATATGCTTATAGAAAATTTCAAAAATTAGACATCCCCGGTTTAATACAAGAGTTTGACAAATCTAAATTTACATTTCAGGAATTCGGGTTCCCCAAGGGGCGTAGAAACATGAAAGAAACAAATATTGCTTGTGCAGAAAGAGAATTTTTTGAAGAAACTGGTTATGATAAAAGTTGTTATGACTTTATCAAGAATTATCCAACTATACACGAAGAATTTGTTGGTACAAATGGTGTAAGATATAGACACATTTATTATTTAGTTAAAATCAAGGACAATGCACCACCGGCAAAAATTGATTATAAAAACAAAATTCAAACTGGAGAAGTTCAAAACATTGGATGGTTTACATATGATGAATGTATGTCTGTAATTAGACCATATGATATTGCTAAAAAACAAGTTATTAAAAAAGTATATGATGATTTGTTAATTATGAAAGATAATTATGTGTGTTCTAATTTTTATTATACAGGTAAAAAGCAATATAAATCATCAAGTAGAAATATAAATATTCCTGTAAAACAATATTACAGTAGTTTTAACTATACAAAAAGTTTATAAAGTAGCTACTATTTTCAAGAATTTGGACTACATTATACGTATTTAAAAATAAAAATATTATAATATTAATCAAAATATTATAATATTAATCAAAATATTAAAATATGAATCAAATAATTACCCCTAAAGCTATTAATTTCAAAGAATTAGTTAAAAATTCTAATACAACACTTTCACTCAATGTACAAGATCGTTTAGTTCAACGATTAAATGATGATTTCACAGAAGACGAACAACGTTGGTACATAGCAAATCTTTACATGTACATGAACTATCACCCAACAAATGATTATCCTATCAACTTAGAGCACGTATTTGGTATGATTGGGTTTGCAAACAAAGAAAATGCTAAAAGGACATTGAAAAATAACTTTACTGATGGTGAAGATTATAAAAAGCTGCTCGTCCGTAGGGACGAGCAAAAAACAAACGAAGAAGAAGTTTTGCTGCTCCCTACGGAGAAGCAAAAAACAGATGAAAATAGGGGTGGACATAATAAAGAAACTGTTATGTTAAACGTAGATACTTTTAAGAATTTATGTATGATGGTTAAAACTGATAAAGGTAAACAAATACGTAAGTATTATGTAAAATTAGAAAATGTATATAATGAAATTGTCAACGATGAAATTCAACAACGTAAACGAGAATTAGAAGATCATCACCTCCTCAAAATAATCTAAAAATACATAAAGAAAAACCTAGAAACATTTTCACAACACTTGATTTTGAAGCAAAGGATATTAATAATTTTGAGCAATTTTTAACAGCGACTTGTGAAATTGATGCTAATGCATCTTTAAGTTATATAACTATTAAAAACCAATATAAAATATGGTCTAAAACTGCAAAACATATTCAACTCAAAAAATTTATAGAATATTTAAAGAAAAATTATACAACATCTATGAAACGATACAATCCATTAGTTAGTACATCAAAATTAACACCTCATTTTAATGGATTAAAATTAAAGAAAATAGTATTAGAATTTGAAAGTCCGAAAAATGAAAATAATGTTATAGAAAATTTTTTATATGAAAAGTGTCAAAGATCTCCTGGGTATAGAATTACTATACAAGAGTGTTTTGAAGAATTTGAAAAGTGGTATGTAGACTATTATAAAGATAAATTCACATACGTTATTAAAGAAAATATTAAAAAGTATTTTGATATACAATTTATTAGATTAAGAACCAATAAATGTGATAGTGATAGTAGTACCAATGATAACCGCTTAGGCGGATGGTTAGGGTTTGCATTAAAGAGTAATAATCAACCAGAACCTATAAAACATTACAAACCAAAAAATGCAAAAGTAATCTTGCAAATTAATAGTTTTACGAATGAAATTATTAATAAATGGGATAGTATTTCAGAATTAAGTGATTATATAAAAAAAAGTAGAAGTATTACTAGTTCTTTAGTGCAACGTCATGAACAAATCTATATAGATGATATTTTATGTATTCTACGATACCAATAATTATATATTTTATGTAATTTTACGTTAAGTAGTAGTTATTTTATTATATTATATAACATAGTATAATAAACGAATGTCAAGTCAATTATCCACCATTGTATGTATCATTCTTGGTATAATTTCTTGGTATTATTTTAATAAATTTTTAGAATCTGAAAGGGAATATTCAAAGTTGCATAAGAGGTTTGATAATTTGCATATGGAAAATCAAAAAATGCGAACACGTGTAAAAGATTTACAATCATATAAAACTGATGTATCAAAAACGTTTCAAATTTTAGACAATGAACTTATTATGATTAATGATCATTTGCAAAAACGTAATGATAGGGGATCAAATCCAATTAGAAACGCAAATACAAACGTTGGTCAACAACAATCTATACCATTTCATACAACAATTCAAACATCTAGAATTCCATTAACTAGAATTTCATCTTTTGCAAGTATGCCTAGTACTAATAATGTATCTTTATTAACACCTGAATTATTAACATCATTATTTAATATGAATACAGAAGATTTAAGACAACCACCACCACAACAACACATACAATCAAATACACAACAACAGAATATACAAGTAAATGAAACAAATACACAACAACTAAATACACAAGTAAATGAAATTGGTGAAATTAATGAAATTAATGAAATTGGTGAAACTAATATTATTGATTCTGTGACATTACAAGGTGAAGGGGATTATGGAGAAAATACATTAGAAATTGATGATACGATTGAAGAAAATAATGATAAAAATAATGATAAAAATAATGATAAAAATATAGATGAAAGGGAAGATAAATATGATGGTGGGTTACACTTTAGGTCATCGTATGATATATCAGCTGAGAATTCTGGCTATGATCAGTATTTATTGAATAATTAACTTTATTAACAGTAAAATTTTTTATCTAGATAATATATAAAACAGAATGCCAAAATTCGTTATGAGTGACGCTCGTGTATTTACTGATTACAATCCTAATTGTGAACTAAACAATGCTCTTCAAAAAAAGTACAACGTTAAAAATTCGCACGAATATAGATCTTTTTTACAAAAAAACGCAGAAACTATAATGGTAGATTTTTCAAAATGTTCTGAACAACCAGAATGTAAACTTTGCCCAATATGCCGGGAAGCAATCGAATATAAACCTGGAAATCAACAATAATTTAAAAAACTTTTTTTTACATGTTATTAATAATGGATATCATATTAGTATTAATAACTTTTATATTAGTATTGTATTTCACAATTAATATGGTGACTACATACAGTGAAACTTTATACATAAAGTCTGATATAGATGATAAAAAGTATATTATAAGGAGAGGTCATACAAAAAGTGATGTTTATTTAAAAGAATCTGCAAATACATTAGCTGAAATAAATACACGCGTTACAAAGCTGATTACTCACTTATCAACAAAATATGAAAAAGATCCTTCAAGGAATTATTTTATTAAAAAATTAGGGGAAAATTATAACTCATACATTCTATCAGAAGCAGCTATTGATGAAAGATATACAACATATACTGTAGACAAACAAGATATGCACGTTTGTTTAAGAACACGTGATCAATCAGAAAATATATATGATATAAATTTGTTAATGTATGTTATTTTGCATGAACTTGCGCATTTATGTAATTATGATAATATGGGAAATCCAATACAAGGTCACGGGTTGGAATTTAAAAACATTTTTAAATTATTAGTAATTGAGGCTATTCGGTTAAATTTATATGAATACATTGATTATTCTGATACACCGCAGGAATATTGTGGCATAATGATATCAACTACAATTTTGCCTCGTTTTGAATACAATTTTCATATGGAACAATTGTAGTAATCCAACTAATTTTATTGTTTATAAAAAATTGATTTTATTTTGCATTCATTTAAAATTAAATGCAACATTTATACGAAACTGAAAGCGATACAAGTAGTTTAGATCTTAATTCAAAAAGTAAAGTAGCAGAATTAAGAACCATTTATAGTGGGAAAAAACAAAACAATGTAATGGAAGATTATGTATCATCGCACATTGAAACTCACACTTGTAATATTTGCAATGATAAGAATGGACCATTTCTTATCTTAAGTTGCAATCATATTTTTCATATTAAATGCTTAGTTGAAGTAAACTTTAAAGACATTTACAACTATCCAATTTTAGATACGGAATACTTTGAAAGTAGACGTTGTGTAACTTGTAATGAAAATATGCAGACAGAAGACTTGATGTATTTACATAGCAAATTTCTTTCATCTACTAAAACACTTATTTGTAAACATCAAAACTCTATTGAAAATCTTGAAAACCAATTAAAACAACTTAAAAACGAATTAAGAACTTGTTACGATTATAAACATAAATTGGAACAAGAAAGAGAAAAATCTAAACAAATTGTTTCAGTTTTAACAACTATGATGTAATTACTACTAAACCTTTTTATCAAAAAGCTTTGACAAAAAACTTCGTTTGTCAGTTATTTTTGGTTTTTCTATAAATAAATTTTGTTTAGTATTCAATAAAATAATATAATTATATAAATTTGAAAATCGTTTTTCTTGAGTCATGTATATTTTTTTTATTTGTATTTTTAAATTTTCTATTTTTTCTTCATCAATATAAACAAATAAATGTTTTGTTCGCTTTGAATTGTGTTTATAACCTCCTAATTCTTGTAATTCATTTAACCGCTTTGATAATTCTTGAAATTCTTTGTATGCTAAACCAGTTTCATCAAAATATTGTTTTTTGAAATTCAAGTAAACATCTTCAGAATTTACTAGATGATTGTTATTGTCTATTAATATTTTATTAAAATCAAAATTTATATACCGAGAATGAAAATCAATGTCCATATTATAAATAAAATATAAAAAAATCAATCATCTCACGCGCTCATCAACACCATATCAATAGAGGTTTAAAGCAATTAAACCCAAATATTACTTTTCTATACAATGACATATTTCTGTATTCTAGATCTTTTGATGTATCATTAAAACATTTCCATGCTTTTGAAACTTTATCAGAATGGTAAAGATAGTAAATAGATACGCACATTAATACAATTGTTATAATATAACAATACTTTGACCATTCAGTTTTTGAAATATCATATAACGGAGATATAAATTTATGACTAAAACTTTCAGTCCTATCTAAACCTCTTAATTTTGATTCCATATACGTTAGCGAACATTCGTTGTTGTTATTATACCAATGAATAAGTAAACTAAAAGAAAACGTCACGTGCAATATTAAAAGTGATGGTATATTACAAAATGGGGCTAGTAAAATAAAAACAATTACTAATGTATGAAATACATAAATCATGTTAGCTAAAAATATATTTGCACTTTTTTCATCACACTTTTCTTCTTGCAAATCAACTTTACTTTTAGTTTTAGAGGACATTGATTTAGGTTTCAGTGGTTTTGTAGAATTTAATTTTTTTGAATCTTGTTCAATTTCACCGTTCATTTTTTGGTATTTAGTTCTTTTGTAATATATAAAGAAATAAAATGTATTTATTGATCGATTACAGGGAACAAGATTTTATAAAACGTTTATCTGAATTTATTTATATAGAAAATGATAAAATATTAACATTTGATTTTCAAAATACTGAAATAAAATTCAAAGTTGCGTCATTACCTGTAGGAGATTTTTGTTTAATTGAAAATCTAGATGACCTAACAACTGTATTATTAATGATTGAAAGAAAAAGTATGAAAGATTTATCTTCAAGTATTACAGATGGAAGATTTAGAGAACAAAAGGCTAGATTATCAGAGTCCATACAAGATTCAAATAAAATATGTTATTTAATAGAAGGTAGTAAGCAACTATTAGAACGTGATAACTTTATGTTATCTAATACGATTATAAATGGTTCCTTATTAAATTTAAGTTTTAGACATAAATATCACGTTATCCAAAGTGAAAATAAACAAGATACATTTAATATGGTTATGCTATTATATAAAAAATTCAATAATAAAGAGTTTGAACAAAAAATGGATGCAGTAGATTCAGTCAAGTTATTAAAACGTTCTGATAAACTAGTTGCAAATAAATTAATACATCAATTGTGTTTAATACCTGGTGTATCACAACGAGTAGCAAACGTCATAATAGCATATCCATTTAATAATATTAAGGATTTAATTAACAAATACAATACATTAGAAAAAGATTCTGATAAAGAATTATTATTATCTGAGATAATTGTTTCAGAAACAAATGGTAAAACTAGACGAATTGGTAAAGCACTTTCTAAGAAAATATACGAATATCTGTGTTGTTAGACACTACACTACACAGTATTTAAAAAAATAAAAATATTTAATAAGATTAAGACTAAGTTAAGACTTTAATGCACATTACTAATTTTAATACTTATATTTTACATAGTTTAAAAATCTTTTTTTTAGCATTTATAATTGGTAAAAGTATAGATAATATTTTTATTGCCATTCAAAAAAAATACAACAAAGTAAACAATATATTATTTGGGTTATTACAACTATTAACTGTTATTATTACATCGTATTATTTACATATATTAACAACTCACGAATTTAGTGATGATATGCAAATATATGCACCAAATGTACTTTTCTCTAGTTTTATATTTTCATTACAATCAAATATGTTAAAAAATTTTGCACCACTCACTTTACATTAAATTAAATGTATTAAATTAATGTATTAAAATTAATGTATTAAATTTCAATAACATTACTTATAACAATAAAAAATAATGGAACCCACGCGGCAAACTTACACCAAAATCTGCCTAATGATTGTCCTTTATAATAATATGCTGAAAGTATAAATGTAAATAAATTAATAAATGCCAAGACAATGTTAAAGGGATATTTGAAATTTTCATATGCTAGTACTAATAATGTAATTAAAAATAGTATATAAACAAATAAACTATTTTTTTGTGTATTCCATTCCCATTTTAACGTTGTTCTTACACTATCATCTTTTGGTTCAGGAAATAATAAATCATTTAAATCTCTTATACTAACAGATTCTTGTACTGTATAATTTATATTCTTATAAGATTGTATTGTGTATAATGATATAACAACTATATAAATAGGTAATAATAATTTAGAGACAGTCCCTAATGAACCTGTAAATGAATATATTAAATAAGCTAATACAATTGGTTGTAAATGATTTGCAAACATAGCTATTTTCGTTGTTGTATAATTAACATTTGCTTGATATGGATCTTTAATATTTTGATTTTTCCAAAAAATTAAATCAAACAATTGCATAAGTCCAACAAAACCAAAAAACAATGCTAAAATTTTATGAGTTGGCGAATTACTTTTATATGTATATAATACATAACACGTAACTAAATTAATAGTAAATGATTTTTGACTTTGATCTTCAGAATAACACATAATTATAATTAACCAATAAAAATAAAATTAAAATTAAAATTAAAGTAATTTAAGTAATTTAACTAATAAATGTCGCCACTGTCATACGTTTATTCAAATTTTATTTGTTTTAAATATTCTATGTAGTTTACTTCTTTATATAATTCGTGATACAATTTGTCTGTTGTTATTTTATTAAATTTTTCTGGTGGACTAAGTAGTAATATATTGTATTTACAATTTGGATTGACCTTTTCAATATATTGTTTAAATTCTTCTATATTTTCTTTAGTTACGTTATAAACGTAATCATCTCTTATAAAAACAATTTTATTATTACTTTTTATATCATCTAAAAATCTAGCTGATCTCCTTTTAAAAATTTCATCAAAATTGCTTCTAAAATGAGTAGATCTTATTTCAGTATCTGCTAAAAAATCATCATTAGGTAATTCACTTCTACTTGTTATTTCTATAGGTTCATTGTTTACTACCTTTTTTACAATTGAAAGTATATCTGTAAATTTTTCTGAACGCATCCATTCAAATAATCCTGTTTTTTTTTTTAAATTTAAATTAATTATTGTATTTGAAATTCTACAACACGTACCTAATAAAATATATATATAATCATTTAATTCATGATCATTATTGCTTGTTTCCATTTTATATATAAATATATATAAATATATATAAAATAAAATTATCAAATTGGTATAGATTTTGGTGTAGATTTTGGTGTATTTTGAATTGAAATTTGTATAATTTATAAAATTTGTATAATTTATAAAATTTGTATAATTTATAAAATTTGTATAATTTATAAAATTTATAAAATATGTATAATTTATAAAATTCGTATAATTTATAAAATTCTTACGTAATGTTTTTTATTTAAGTGTTCTATTTTCAGATTCTAATAAACGTTTTATTAATCGGATCAAATCAGCTTTTTGGTGAGTATCATTAACTTCAATGTCTAATGCTTTAGCTATTGATCTTAGATCTGATATTTCATAACTTTCAGCAGCTTTTCCCGTAACATCTCGTCTTTGATCTTTATTTTTAGAAGAAGTTGCCATATTACGCAAATCTAAAATTCTAAACTTTTCATCTCTTTTACCATATTTATGTTCCCACGTATCAGTTTTACCTTTTTTGGTTCTATATGTTCCGTAAATGGGGTAATTAGTTTCAATATCTATATTATAATCCAAATCCGCTTGTGTTAATAAATCAATTTCATTTGGTTCATCTGACTCTTCTTGTTTTTCTTTTTTAGACTTTTCTTTTTTAAATGGATTTATCTGTAAATGTTTCTCTGAGAATTGTTTTAACGAATATTTATTAACATCTACTGAAAAGTCCAATATTTTCGAATAAATACTCGAGTCTATATCAATATCAGAATCATTAAATATATAATACTTTCCACTTGTTATGAGAAAACCTTCTCTACCATACATATCAACTATAAATACTTTATTATCAACCATATGTTTTAATGTTGTATAAATAGCTTCATCTGTCACCAATGGTTCCAACATTTTTATATATTGCTTTATATCATCTAAATGCCATACAAACGTTTTACTAAACATTGTTTTAATGGTTTCAATAATAAAATAAATATCAAACTGATCAAAAAATGTAATATACATTTTATAAGTTGATTTATCAACACGTTCGCTTGTTGGTAATTGTTTACATGTATAATTGCAATCCGTGTAATCACATTCAGGGGAATCAGATATACCATTTACAATAGTATTTCGTGATGTATTGAGTGCACAATCAAAACTTATTGTTTTAAGTTGTCGTTCAATCAATTTATTGCTTCTATCTTTTTCTTCAGAAAGAATGTATTTTTCTCTGTCTATAAAAAATTTTGCAAGATCTGATTTACTGTCTAATTTTTTATCATCTGATCTATAAAAAACAGATACGTATTTATAAATTTCAACATTTCTTTCTTGTTTTTCTAAAGCGTGATGGGAATAATTTCTAACAGCTCTTCCTATAATCTGATTAATTTTACTCATATTCCAATACGGTTCTATAATATGAACTTGTCTAACAGCTTTTAATGTAATACCTTCTGATATAATAGGTGATCCAATAATAAACCTAATATATTTACCATCTTTGTTTTCATCACTGTTAAATACCCTCTTGAATTGTTCTCTATTTCTTAAACTAGTACCTTCATCAAACACTGTAAAATTTTTATAATAACGTTCTTCAGATATATTTTTACCAGAATACTCATAGTATCCATTATTTAATAAAAGTTGACGTAACAAAGAAGTACCACCATAATTAACATAATTTGTATAAATAAAAACATTACCAGTTCGCATTTTGTTTATATTTTGCAAGAGATTATATAATTTTGATGAATACATTTTCAAATCTCGTGTCAATACATTTTTATCGTTTATAGTATATTTATTACCAGATTTAGAAAATGTATTTGAAAACCCATCTTTTCCATATGTAAATTCCGGATATGTCATTGTTGAAGCATCACTACTATTTTTATAAAGAGAACTCGCTTTTGATATTATACTATCACTTTCCATAACATTTTCTTCAGATTCTATTCGTTTTATAGCAGTTGACATGTCATATTTAGAAAATTGTCCTAGATCAGATTTTAATGCATTTAAATATACTTTATATTGATATTGTGACATTTCACATAAATAAACTTTGGTTGTACCAACATTATTAGATATTAAAGGTTCACCTAGTTCAATTTTTTCAGGATTTGTTTCTGTATTTCCTTTTAAATAAGAAACCTTACCTATTAATGATTCTTCTAATTTTGTCTTTCCCCATGTAGTAATTTCATAAACGTCACCCTTTAAAGCTGCTCTGTTTATATAATCGGATCGTTTCTTTATTAAATAACTATTTCCAGAATCAGTTTGTTTTAATAAATTATTTCCAATAGGAAACTGAAGTCGACTATTGTTTATATTTAATAAATTTGCCAACTCAAATATTTCAGTAGAATTATCATACATTGGCGTTGCCGTTAATAAAATTAATCGGTAATTATATGACCTAGATAAAACTTTCATCAAAGAGGTGTACACTTCATTTCCTGTTACATTATGAGCTTCATCAACTATAATAACAGTGTTATTCAAATTTTTTATTTCATCTTTTATACGTTTACGTTGAATTTCACCAGTTTCAGTTTTTTTTACACGTTTTGTATTTTGACCAAGTTCATTTTTTTCAAATTGTTTAGCACCAAGAACTCTATTAATAAACGTTCCATATGTTACAAAATTATAAGATTTTGAAATAGTTTTATTAGCTCTAGTAATAATCTCATTTCTATGTGTATCAGATCCTCTATATGTTATTTTACCACTGTAAATATCATATTCTTCATTATCAAGATATTCTTCCCTAGTACATTTACTTAACAATTCACCAATAAAATTTTTCTCAATGTTTTTATTTTTAACTAATACAACTATACGTCTCCCCATATTATTTATATATTCTTTAAAACCTTCAGCTATAGTTATAGCTGCACAAGTTTTTCCAACCCCAACATCATAATACAACAATACATTTTCAAATGGAGTAACCTTTGAAATATAATTTCTCAACATCATTTGAGTTGGTTCTTGGTGTATATGATGTCTTTTATTTTCAGATTTGTGTCCTGAAAACTCAAGCTTGTTTAAAATATTACTACTGTTATAATATTCTCCCATTTACTTACATGAAACATAGAAATTAATTTTTGGAAACTACACATTTATTTAGATGAAGAAGTACTTATACTTATAGTTGACTCAGGAAAAGGTGATGTTAATAAGGGTTCTGATGATCTTATACTATCAAATATACTATTTTCATGTAATGTATTTATATTTAATGTATTTATATTATTTGGTATTTTCTGTAAATCATTCATTTCAGGCAATACTGTAGTTGATTTAGGTACACCATACATAAAATGATAAAGATACATTATAAATGGTAAAAACAAAACGTACAAAAGATTACTTTTACTTACATTTTCCTGTTTTATATTTTGCTTATACATACGTAAGACTATATAAAATATAATAGTAGATATTAATACAAATGTATGAAAGTTCATATTATAAAGTATCTTTTAATTATATATAGATTATAATTTAACAATTCCTTTCGCAGAAAACAAAATAAAAAAATAATTAGTTAAATAAAGATATGTTAAAACACAGTTTAACTGAAAATACACGTCTAAAAACAGAATTGTATAACTTGATTATCAAATTTGTTTACAAATATATTTTAAAACTATTTGAACAGGAAAAGTTATATCACAACACCTCTGCAAAAAAACCCAGTTTATACCCTGAATTTCAAAGGAGTTTATTAAAAATTACAAAATGGTCAGATAAAACATTGGACAAACAGTATTCTAAATTTTTAAAATGGGTAGAAAAACGTAAGGACTTATCAGAAGAACAACTATACCAATTATTAAAGGATATAATCAAATTATCTACACAAATTATGATTAATAAACCAGATGTTTACGTAGATTCATTATTACAAAATTATAAACTTCCAACATTAAAAATATATTATTATAAATGTTTACGAAGAATAGCTAGAAGAGTATATGAAAATCCCAAATTTTTATATTCATTAAAAAATGAAGACTTGATAAATGATTTAGAAAATATTTTACAAAATTACTTACCGTTGGATAAAATTAAAACCGTTTTAGAATTTAAACAAGAAACTGAAAAAGACAATAATATACAAGTTGTATACAATTTTGATGATAATGATGATAAAAGTAGTAGTATTAGTTTAAGAAATAGTTTACAAAATATTTTATTAGTTGATAAAGAACAAAGTGATCAGTCTTTACATTATGTTTCATCAAATGAATTGATTAAAAATTACGATTACGATGACGTAAAACAAATGTCAAATAAACCAGAAAAAACAAATGATTACGATTACGATCATGAAGATGGTGTAAAACATATAACTGTGCCAAAATTCAAGAAAACACAATATTTTCACAACAAACCTAAAATTAATGAAATTAATGAACACTTTTTTAATGAATAATCACTAGCAAAATAATCACTAGCAAAATAATCACTATATATCTTTTTTAATTCGTATAAACATTATTTCTATTATATTTTCATTTTATATAATAAAAATGTCTTTTAAGTTTCCATCTATTTCAGACGTGTCAATTTTTGATATTCTTTTTAATAATTCAACTGATAAAATCCCTACAACTGACCCCAACTCGTTTACAATGAATATAAACATAAAAAATAATTCTGATTCATTTTCAAGATTTCTAGGTTATACTTCCTTTACAGTTGGATATATAAACAATACTCGAACACAACATATAAAAGAAATTGGATCATTTATCATAATCATAAATTCTCAAACTCCAGGTGGAGCTAATGGTATTTTTTGTATTTCAAGATCTGATAAATCGAAATCAGGTAAAATACAAGAATTAGTAAAAACTGACGGTGTTTTAGATGATATTATAGATTTAGAATGGAATCCTCATGAATATCCATTATTAAAAACAAAATTTAAACTTAGTCAACATAAACAAAGTGTAATAAGTTATCACGTAAAAGTTATTAGTAACTTTTAACTACTCCTTACCTTATCCTATTACGTTGTTTCGGTAGTTTTCTATTGATTCGTACATTCCCAGTAACATATGTAACTGATTGTGCAGGTTTTACTTCCATTTCTACAATAATATCTTTACTTTTTAATTCATTCTGTAACCTACTAATTTCATTATCGCGTTCTATAGTAACATTTTTGATATCTGTTCTATAATTAGTTAATTCTGTCTTCATACTTTCTATCTCATTTTCTAAATTTCGTCTTATATTTTCCTCTAAATTTAGTTTGTTTTCAAGTTTTAAAATACTCTCACCACTTACTTGAAGTTGAATAGCTTGTCTTTGATGATTATTTTCTAATGCCAAATAACGTTTTTTAATATCATCAATTTGTTGTAATGTTTCATCACGTTGTTTTATAAGATCATTACACTTTTTATCAAAAAATTCTAATTCTTTTTCAGATGTTGATAAATTACCACGTAATACTCCAATCACATTATTTTTTTCATTTAAAGATCCTGTTAAATCACTTATCTGTTTTTCATATTGAGGATCTATATGTTTAGTTTCCAATCTAGAAATTTGAGCAGATTTTTCCTGTAATTGACTTTGTAAAGTCGTAATAGTATTTCTAAACAAATTAATTTTTAACTCTGATTGTTGCTCTGTAGTCTTGTAGTTATTTATCACACCTTCTAATTCTTCAATCCTTTGTTGAAACTTGTTGTGTCCTATATTTTTAGGTGTAGCATTTAGTTTATTAATAAATTCAATAGATGTTTGAACGTGTTCAACTCCAGTTTCAACTGGCGTTTCAACTAATTTTTCAACCGGTGTTTCAACTGGTGCTTCAACCGGTGCTTCAACCGGTGCTTCAACCGGTGTTTCAACAGGTGTTTCAACTAATTTTTCAACTGGTGCTTCAACCGGTGCTTCAACCGGTGCTTCAACCGGTGTTTCAACTGATGTTTCAACTGGTGTTTCAACCGGTGCTTCAATTGGTGTTTCAACTGATTTTTCAACCGGTGCTTCAATCGGTGTTTCAACTGATTTTTCAACCGGTGTTTCAACTGGTGTTTCAACCGGTGCTTCAATCGGTGCTTCAATCGGTGCTTCAACTGGTGCTTCAACTGGTGTTTCAACAGGTGCTTCAACTGGTGTTTCAACAGGTGCTTCAACTGGTGCTTCAACTGGTGCTTCAACTGGTGCTTCAACTGGTGCTTCAACTGGTGCTTCAACTGGTGTTTCAACTGGTGCTTCAACTGGTGCTTCAACTGGTGTTTCAACTGGTGCTTCAACTGGTGTTTCAACAGGTGCTTCAACAGGTGCTTCAACTGGTGCTTCAACTGGTGTTTCAACTGGTGCTTCAATCGGTGCTTCAACTGGTGTTTCAACTGGTGTTTCAACCGGTGCTTCAATCGGTGCTTCAACTGGTACAGGTGTTTCAACAGGTGCTTCAACAGGTGCTTCAACAGGTGCTTCAACTGGTGCTTCAACTGGTGCTTCAACTGGTGTTTCAACTAATTTTTCAACTGGTGTTTCAACTAATTTTTCAACCGGTGTTTCAACAGGTGTTTCAACTGGTGCTTCAACCGGTGTTTCAACAGGTGCTTCAACCGGTGTTTCAACAGGTGTTTCAACTGGTGCTTCAACCGGTGTTTCAACAGGTGCTTCAACCGGTGTTTCAACAGGTGCTTCAACCGGTGTTTCAACAGGTGTTTCAACTGGTGCTTGCGTTTCGAGTAATTTAGAAGTGATAGGTACTGGTTTAGGTGGTTCTCTAGAAGTGATAGGTTTAGGTGGTTCTTTGGAAGTGATAGGTACTGGTTTAGGTGGTGCTTGTAATCTGGAGAAAAATCCGATAGATTGCGTTGAATCAATTTTTACATTTACGTCACCCATCTTATATTATATAAAACAATATAAAATAAACTTAAACATAACGAACAATTTATTTTTTAAGTTGTGGTATAAATTGAGATGCTAATGTTCCTCCTATATTTTCAGAAGCATTATGTTGTGTAATTTTAGATTGTTGTATATTTGATATAGCTGATAACATCATTTCTAAGTTGTTCAAAAAAATTGTTTTATTAAATGTAGAATTTGTATATTGACTTACGATTAACTTCCATAAATTATCAGATGTTTCTGATATATATTTATACTTACGTTTTAATGTATCTTCGTAATATACTATATTATCTCTGCTTTCAATAATCGCATCTAATTCTGTTAATAAATTGTTAACTTCATCTTTTAATTTTGTTACATTTGTATCATGAATGTTTCCAGACATATTATTTTGTATAGTTAAAAAAAAATTGTATTATTAACGTCTTTCTAATAATTATATAATGAATTTAATTAGCAACTTTACATTAAATAATACTGATAATATGGATAATAATACTGATAATATGGATAATAATACTGATAATATGGATAATACTGATATAACAGAAGAAACACAAGATAATCCATCTGAAAACTATAACAAAATACCAATTGACATTGATATAAAAGATGTTATATCAAGAATTAATAAATTAAATATAAAAGAAAAAATGCACATATTGAATATATTAAGAATGACGAAAATTGATTATACAAAAAATGTGAATGGTTATTTTTTTAATTTATTACAGATTGATACTGTCATATTGGAAAAAATATGTAATTGTTTAGATTTGATAGAAAAGAATAGTGGTATTTTAAAAGAAATGGACAGAAGAAGAATTGAATTATTAAATTACTATAAAAATTTAATAGAAGAAAGATTACAAAAAAATATACAAAAAAAACGAAATGAATACGTTAATCGTTTACAATTAAAGGATCCTTCATTAAATATAGTAATTAAAAGAAAAATTATAAAGAAAAAACGTATATTTGAACATATAACGGACCCTGATTTATTGATTAAAGAATATATAAAATACAAAAATAGATTTCAAAAAGGTAGTGTTTACCATAGAATAACAACATCTATAAAATTAATAAGAAATAATAAGAGTAGAGAAATGAAGAGTTCTGAAAATGATGAATTACATGTTCCAGATGAAAATGACAGTGGTTACGATAATGTAAAAGATAATGAAAGTGTTGTTGATATAACAGAAGATTCTTTTCATATTTCAGATAACGAAGAGGAAATTGAAGAAGAAAAGGAAAATGACAAACAAGAAGATGATGATGAAAAAGAACAAGAAAACGATGATGATGAAAAAGAACAAGAAAACGATGATGGTACATATATATCAGAAGAAGATATTGAAAATGTTTATGACGATGAAATAGAAGAAGAAGATAAAATAACATCTGAAGATAACACTGAAAATGAGTTTCGACGTTTTAAAAATTTATTATACAAACAAGGTTTTGAATTTGATGATAACAAGAATTGTTTGTTAATATACCAAGACTACATAACCTAACTAACCCAAATAATAGGAACAATAACCCGAATAATAGGAACAATAACCCGAATAACTGTGATAAATTGTGATAAATTGTGATAAATTGTGATAAATTGTGATAAATTGTGATAAACCAGAATGATCTAATAGTAGGAACAATCATCCGAATAGTAGGACGCAAATGATATAAATAAAAAGTGAATAATATTTGTATTTGTGATATAATAGATATAATATGGGTATACCGTGGTACTTTTATACTATATACAAGAAATACAATACAGAAAATGATCTTACTGTAGATGAAAAGAGTATTTCAAAATCTCACGTTGATTATTTATTTTTAGATTACAATAGTATGATCCATCCGTGTGCTCAACAGGCATTATATGATTTACCAGATAATGTACGTGATATGTATGAGATAGAAGATAATATTATAAATAGTTGTATAGATTACACTAGATATATTTTAAATGTTGTTAAGCCAAAATATCTTTATATAATGATAGATGGTGTTGCACCACGTGCAAAAATTAATCAACAGAGAGAGCGAAGATATAAATCTCATTTTTTCAAGATTTTAGATAAAAACATAGAAATTGAATTAAGTAAAAAAGGCGACAGTAAAAAAGGTGATGATAAGAAAGATAAAGTATATTGGAATTCAAATAAAATTACACCTGGAACAGATTTTATGGACAAATTGACTAAAAGGTTAAATGTATTTAAACAATTTATTTTGAATGATTGTGGGTCATTTTTATCGGAAGTAGTTATATCAGATTCTAATATACCAGGTGAAGGTGAACATAAAATGATGAAGATAATTTCAGATATTGACAATGATAAACAAATATGTATTTATGGTTTAGATGCAGATTTGATTATGTTGAGTTTAATAAGTTTTAAATCTGATAATATAGTGTTAATAAGGGATAATACTTTTAATAGTAAATTATCAGAAAAGGACAGGGTATATACATATGTGGTAATTAAAAAACTGAAACAATATGTATGTAAGGATCTTAGGTCGAATTTGGAAAAGGATACTGTTATATCTAATGAGAATTTGATATATGATTACATATTCTTGTGTTTTTTATTGGGAAATGATTTTTTGGAACATATACCTTCTTTGTTAATTAAAGAAGGTGGTATAAATGTGTTATTGAAATATTATAGTATATTGATTAATACACGTAAATATACTGGATTAATATGTATGGGGAAATTAAAAAATTCTACTACAAATTTACAAGATGTTATAAATATGGAAATGTTATGTGATTTATTATATAATTTATCAAAGACTGAGCCATTTTTTTTTAAAAATATTTATAGTGTTTATAAAGGGAAAAAATCATGTTATAGAGATACATATGATTTAGAATATATAAACACAAATGCAAATACAAACATTTTCATTTACAAACAAGATTATATTCGTTTCAATGAAAGTGGTTATAAAGAACGTTATTATAAATTTTATGGTATTACCGATGTTACAAAATGTTGTAAAGATTATATTACAGGATTAAATTGGATTATAGGTTACTATAATAATCATAGTCATAACAATTGGTCATGGTATTACCAGCATCACGCTGTTCCTTTTGCGAGTGATATATTTGAGTATTTAAAAAATACTAGATCAAATAAATTAAATGTACAAAATGCTGCCTTGACATTATTTAATAATTCTATACCATTCAGTACTCTTAATCAATTACTTATGGTGTTACCAAAAGACTCTTTATTAGAAATCGTAAAAACAATTGATACAAATTTATATTTGAAATTGTTTAGAATTTTTAATACAAAAAGTAGGGAGTTATTAGAATATTATCCGGATAATATTTGTTTAGATATGATAAATAAAGAATATTTATGGCAGTCAAAAATATTTTTAAAACAATTTAATGAAAAAATAATAAATATTTTATTATAATTTTTTTTATTATTATATAGTATAAAATAAAATGGATTATCAAAAAATCGCTCTTTTACTTGTTCAAGTCTTACTAGTCGCTGGAGCCCTTAACTGGGGTCTTGTCGCATACAACGGTATGGATGCCGTCAAAATAGCTACTGGTGGTGGTGATATTGAAAAATATGTTAAATTTACAGTTGCTGCAGCTGGTCTTTATCATGCTTATAATCTTTACGTGGCTTCTGCCTAAATATAATTTACAACAACAAAATAACTATTATATATAAAAAATATATAAAAGTTTAGGTTATTTTATTTTGATTAACAAACCATTTTAGAGATATACTTTATAGCAAAATCAGTGTTATCGTTCATGTAATCATATAATTTTGGGTTTTTAGAAATATCAATTTTAATACAATTACATAACTTTTTTATATAAGTAGTTGTTAACTTTTTGTGTATATGAGATAGGTTTTGTTTTAAAAATGTATCTAATGAGTTGTATTCCATATTTGAACTAAATACTATCATATTATCTGACAAGTTAAAGTCTTTTGGATTTATTATTTGATAACTAATCCGGTCGTTTGCTTTGTGATATAACGAACATTTTCCAGTAATTGGGTTATTTATTGGTATAGGTATATTTATACATTGTGATACAAATGTATCTAGATGATGTAGTATGTGTAAATTATATTTTTTAAGTGATTCTGGGTAAGTAGTATACAATCTTGATATTATTCCAGATAAGTCAGTTATTCCATTTCTTTCACCAAGACCTAATACACTTGTATTTATATGTGTACATCCATTAGTAAGAGCAACATACGCATTATAAACAGCACTTGATGAATCATTGTGAAAATTGCATTCTATATCTAATGATGAACTAGTTGAATTTTTTATTAAACAAATAGTATTTTCTATATCAAAATGTGTTGCGATACCTATAGTATCAGATATACCAATTCTATCAACATAATCTTCGATAGCAAGAAATAATTTTGATAAAATATTAGGATCTGTGCGATATGAATCTTCAGTTGAAAAATGTATTTCTATATCACTATCTTTTTCTTTTATATATTTTGAATTATTAACCACATTATGTATTATTTGGTCAATAGATTTTTTATGAGTTGAATCTATTAATACTGAAGTTGTGCTTATAACTAAACTAATTCCATCAACTCTTTGTAATTGTAGTACTTTTTCTACATCATCGTAGTGATTTCTTATATGAGCTATTAATTTTATCGATAGATTGTTTTCTTTTTTAAAGTTTATAAGTGATTGAAACTCATCAAATGCATTTTGAGACGCATTAGGGTTTATTAATTCACAGTATTCTATACCAAATTTATCTAATAATAATAAGAATTCTTTTTTTTGTTCAAGTGTAAAATTGCAAAATGGATTTTGCTGTCCTTCTCTTAAAGTAGAATCAATTATATAATATGAGCCATTATTGCCAATCATAGAAAAATATAGTATAAAAAATATAGTATTAAAAATAAATATATAAAACGAATAAGAAAAAATTGATTCTTGGTATTTTTTCCTTTTAATTATAGCCTTAGTGCGTAAGATTATTCAAAAAAATTCCTATAGTAACATTAAAAAACAAATGAGCAAAGTATCTACATCCACTAAAGCAACTGTAAAAACTACCAAGAAAACTACAAAGATTAAAGAAGAACCAGTTGTTCCAGTTGTTCCAAGTCCTGTAGTAGAATCAACTACTGTACCAGTTGAAGCTACAGCTACAGTTACACTTGATGCTACGGTTGCTGAAGTTGAATCAACTGATGCTACTTCTATGAAACAACGATTTGAAGCACTGATCAAGTCTAAGCAAAATTTTATGAATGATTTGAAACGTGAAATTCAGGATTTGAGAAAGATGCAACGTGATCATGAACATGCAGTAAAGGAAGCATCAAAAAGATCTAAGAAGAAGAAGTCTCATTCTGATGATAGCACTCCAAGAAAGCCATCTGGGTTTGCATCACCAGTTATTGTATCTGACGATCTTTACAGTTTCCTTTCCCAATTTGGTGTAAATAAAACTGATCCTATTGCAAGAACCGATGTTACTAGACATATCACTAGCTACATCAAGGAAAAGGATCTTCAGAATCCTGAACATAGACGTGAAATTATTCCAGATGCAGCTCTAAAGAAGTTGTTTGGACCAGCTATTGAACCAAAGGATCCAAATGATGCTAACTCACCATTGGTATATACTTATCTCAAGCTTCAACGTTATTTGTCTCCTCACTTCCCAAAGAAGGCGACTGCTTAAAAAATTATTTACAATAAAAAAAATTATTTACAATAAAAAAAATTAGTTTAATCATTTTCATTTTATAAATGATTAAAATAAAATATTGTTATAAATTTTAAATGTAAAATTACACGATAGAGGTTGTATGGGCTCTAAATTGGATAAAAGATGAATTCCAACCACTTATGTTAGTTGAAATGTATTGTATTTGACCTTTACTGTTAACATTATTTATGGTAAATACGACTCCGGTATTATCACCAACAAATGTTGTATTGATTGCCCAATCACCATTTTGTTTTTGTACACCGCGAATATCGTAATTTGCATAAAGATTTCCGGAATCTGCAACAATACTTACAGATGCTGATCCAGAAAATGATCTTACAACAGTATTGGAGAAGGCGAATCCAGTTACATTAGCTGCACTAGTTTGGTTATTAGCTGCTAGGAAACTAACTTCTTTAGAAATATCACCAAGACTTGGTGTAATATCGACTGTATTACATACAATACTTCCAGATGTAATATTAAGTGATGACAAGTTGGAAATAGATCCAGTTGATGCAATAAAATTACTAGTAGAAATAGAAGTTGAGCTCAAGTTAATAATACCTGCAGATGGTGAACTAAGATATGATGTGACATTAAGTGTACCTACTGTAATTCCACTAGCATCTAATGATCCGGTACTTGTGGCAGTAGCTACGATGTTACTGATTGTAGCAAGTGGAGCGTATAAACTAGCAGAACTGACTTTAGTATTTACAAGGATATTTGAGGCAGTGATATTAGTTGCTAATAAGTCAGTTACAGCAAAATTTCCTGATGAAAGATTTGTAGCAACTACATTTGTAATTGTTGCATTTGTAGAATTAACTTGTCCAGAACTTACACTTGTAGAAAGAATTGATCCTGTTGTAATACCAATTGATACACCTAAAGTTCCTTGAACATCGAGTTTGTATGATGGAGCAGTTGTACCAACACCGATGTTACCTGCACTGTTAATTCTCATACGTTCGCTACCTACGGTAAAGAAGTAAAGGTTACCGTCAGTTACACTTGGACTTTCAGATGCAAGAATTTTAGTAGTTTGGGCAATATCAACAACACCACCAAGAGATCCCCAAGCATTTCCAGGTCCATAACCTTCAAATTGTTGGTATTCATTGTTGTAACGGATGTCACCAGATCTAGCAGTTACAGGTCGAGAAGCAACATCACCAACAGGGATTTTAAGAGATGGACCAGCAATAGTTACACTTGATCCCATAGTGACATCACTAGATAAAATAGATGCACCACTGACATTAAGTGATCCAGCACTTACACCTTGGTGTAAGAATGAAGCTCCAGTAACAGCAAGTGCACCAGCAGTAACAGCTCCATTAAGAGTTGATTCACCAGTTACGTTCAAAGATCCAGCACTTACACCTTGGTGTAAGAATGAAGCTCCAGTAACAGCAAGTGCACCAGCAGTAACAGCTCCATTAAGAGTTGATTCACCAGTTACGTTCAAAGATCCAGCACTTACACCAAGTTGTAAAAGTGAAGCTCCAGTGACGTTCAAAGCACCAGCAGTAACAGCTCCTTGCAACCAAGATTCTCCAGTTACGTTCAATGAACCAGCACTTACACCAAGTTGTAAAAGTGAAGCTCCAGTGACGTTCAAAGCACCAGCAGTAACAGCACCATTAAGAGTTGATTCACCAGTTACATTAAGAGATCCTGCGCTAACACCAAGGCGTAAGAATGAAGCTCCAGTAACAGCAAGTGCACCGGCAGTAACAGCTCCGTTAAGAGTTGATTCGCCAGTTACATTAAGAGATCCAGCA